TCGTTGAGTGTGAAGTTTCATACTCCGTGTTCAAACGCTTGGTCAGCAAAGTCATCTTGGAATGAGATGATCTTATTTAACTCCTCATCAGTCAATAAGAACCTATCAGGATCAGCAATAGCTGTGTTGATTACCTTGAGTAGTGGCATGAACTCATCAGGAAAGACACTAACAGGAATTGATGTATCATGTACAAAAGTGGTCATTCATCATCCTCCATAAGTTCAAAGAAGTTAAGCTCATCAAACATGTCGGGATCGTCATCAATACGTTCCCACTCTTTGATTACCTGCTGCATGTACTCTTCATCAGTCATTGAACACCTCCTCATTAAGTGCAATCAGATCACGGTTAATCTTGTTGGCGTAATAACGGCTGGTAATACGATTAGCACGTTGATAGACTGTTGCTGTAGCAAACAACCCAACCATACCAATAACAGCCAAGATAATTGTGGTTTCAGACATCGAGTAAATCCTTAGTGTCAACATTCATAGCTTGAAGAGCAGTGTAGAAAGTTCTACGCTCACCTCTCCACCTATAGATATCGTGGCAATGTTCAGTCATACGTAACCGAGCACACCTAGCAATATTGAACCAAGCAAGTGCACTCATATGGTACATTGGTTCGTACTCAATATCATACCCATAGCTTTTATAAGTGGGAGTAGTCATCAGTTGTTGTGGAAGAAGTAGGTACCGTTTGCAGTCTCAAAGGAGTTGAAATCATAACGCAAGTCATGATCCCACACACCTTGCCAATCTACAGCAGCATACACAATGTCAGGGATCTCAGTTCCTAGAACATCAACACACCAATACTCAGCAAACTCTTTCTCAGCATAGCTGGAGTAGCTATCATGTTCGTAAGCAAAGGCTTCCTCAAATACACTAGCACTGTTGATACCAATGTCATCAAGCTCCTCCATGAACTCAATAGTCTCCTCATGTGTCCACTTACTACCGAGCTTCTCAGTGATCGCATCATAAAGATCCTTCTCATTCTCGGACAAGTTGTCGTACTCCTCATCAGCACTGTCTGTATCAGTCACAGGTTTGATACCCTTAGCGTTAAGCAATTCGGTGTAGTAATCGGTGTACATAGCTTTGCCGTTGTCGTACACATAGCCTGCATCAAGGATCATATCAGTGCGTGTCTTCTCACCACGTACAACGAGTTTCATATACTCATCGTGGTGAGCAACAAGTGAATCGCCCTTAAGCATAAAGATAGGTGCGGTGGTGGTCATAGTTAAAGCCTCGAATGAGTGTGAATAAGTTAAGCGACTACACAAATATCTAGATAGGCATTGGGATACTGATCGCAATACCAATCAAGATTCATGTCAGCCTCACTATATGTCTCGAATGATTCAAGAGCAACCCAGTTACCATCATCATTCATCATTGAGATAGTGTAGTCCATCATTTGTCCTCCTTAATGTTAGCGAGGTAGTTATCTACCTGTTCATTGTTGGTGATGAAGTCATACACATCATCGAGATCATAGAATGGATCACCATCTACATCTCCGTATGGATCAATGAGTACATACTCATCAATGTCATCATCGAAGCGTTGAACAAGATCATAGCTGGTGCATTCTTGCACAGCACGTTGTAATTGATCAAAGGAATACATTGTCATTGACCTCCTTAATACAGTAAACAGTACCGACAATCAAGATAACTAAAGCTAACATCAGAAGTTGATCTCCTCAGCCTCCATAGCCTGCATGTAATCTTCCTCAGTACCATACATAGCATTGAGGTAGGCCTCGTATTGTTCGTCAGTGATAGTGTCGTAGTCGAGCATGGTGAGTGTGATGTACGTTTGCGTTATTTGTAATTAGAACTTGATCTCCTCAAGTGTAGGCTCTACCTTAGTAGATTTGGTGAAGCTATCAACGATCATGTCAAGAACAGTCAACATCTCATTGCCAGTCTTAGCACGACCAATCAAACCAGTTGCAATCTTACGGTCAATAGTGACAGTCATCCTTGTTAAGTAAATAAACTACAAAGTGTAACCGTCACTAGGTGAGGGCTACAGAAAGTAGAGTATGCCATGATCTAACAATGCCTGTGGCTCGGCAATAATAACTAGATCGTAGTGTCAGGTCGGGTTGCAACCTATAACACTTCGCGGGATCGCACGCTCCGCTAGTTCCGTCTTGTGACGACCTCTAACTATTAAGTTGTCAAGGTGCCGGTGCGTGGCGCCTCTCGCCTCCCCCACCGATGAACCTACCATAGACCATCTGGGCTGCCCTGTCAACCCCTGATTAGGGCTCCTGGCTACCAATTAGTAGTTTGGTATCATGGTGTATGTCGTGCTGTGCTGTTGTATTCGTGTTAGTTTGCGTGAGTGTGAATGCGAATGAGCACAACGTGTGAACACAGTGAACACAGGTCATCCTATTTAGAATCGCCTACAAGGTGCCTCCACTTACTCTTTGGTGTCGTTGTACCTAATCAACTGTGCAGCCCTGTTGTAGAGGCTTGTAGAGGTGGCTGAGAGCGTTATAGCTGCGCTGTCCTATTTGAATGGGGAGGGCGAACAGATCACTTGATATTCACCTACCCTTATTGCGAGCTATTCTCAATAAGCCATAGCACCCCCTTACTAATCACCATCAATATTGATAACCATTCTCAATAACACATAGCACTGTGTCCAGAGTACCTGCACCAATCACAGGTACGCAGCTATTGGACACACCTGCAATCGCAGTCCTTCCCACCCCTGCACCCTGTCCAATCCTGATTGATACTGCTATGAATTGGACAGCACAGTGCATATGGTGTACGTCCTAGATTGCAATTTACGGCAATTAGGGTACGTATATGGGGGTATTCGCGAAGACCACAGTCGATATAAGGCTTCACAAAATTATGTCAAAATTTTAAAGCCCCTCCAGAATGACCTAAAAGGGCGTCATTTCTCATCATAGGTGTCGTCATACCAAGGAGCCCTTAGACGCATCTCAGGGAGCCTTGTAGACGTGTCTGACGGCTTTTCCGTATAAATCGGGGACACACTTTCAACAGGATGAAGCGTTTCATACTCCTTAATCGCTTCATCGACTTCCACCTTAACCCGAGCATCAATCAACTTCTTTTCCAGCCACACAAGGAAACCGAGGAGAAGGTGATCCAGCCAGGGAACACTTGTCCTCCAAGTTTTGTATAATGCTTTAAACTCTGCTAACTTAAGTTCTTGTTCCACATCGCCTCACAAACATTCGGTAATTGCGAATAGAGAATGTCCTGTACCTGTGATGCAATAAGTGCGTGTTCCTTTTGAGTACCATTAGAGGTACGAAGGTCACAGTAATGCAACCAGGATCGAATGGTACCATTCATGTACAACCTTGTCGGTGTAGCTAGGGGAAGTACTTCACGAGCACATTCTTTAGCTACTCCTGATGCTACCATGTCTTTATAGATACGGTAGGCATCACCATAGAGTTGACCAATACGAAACTCAAAGGTTCTTTTTATAGATTCATCTAGGTCATCAATACTATTCTGTCGGTTCTTAGTATCTTGCCTACGAAGCTCTGGTAGTTCTGCAGGGATAGGTACTTCTGCATACCGTTGACTAAACTCTTGAAAAGAGAAGCTACGATGTCTAAGGATCTGTGCAGCTATACTACGTGTAGTCTCAATAGAAACACACATATTAACCATTTCAAAGGGAGACCAGTGTTGGTGCTTGATTAGATACCTAATAAGTCTTGGTGCGGTCTCGTTATTGGTTTGGTTAGAGGGGTTAGACACCCGTGCCATGTAGGAGATAAGCTCTTCAGCGTTAGGAGTGATGTGTACCAGGGTGGCGGTATGAGTCATAGGTGGGTTAGTGGTGGTCAAGTTGTTTGTAAGCTGAGATGCTGATGTCGTCATAGAGTGATGGGATGTAACGATGCCTCATAGACACCTTGTAATCCTCATCATAGAAGTCATTACTTACTCTAACCTGTCTTAATTCATTAAAAGTTTTAACAGGTCGAAATACATATGTTGGATTATTTCGATATGTTCTACTCATAGGTTACCTAACAGTAGTATAAGTAGTGACGGGATTCAGAAGGTTTGGTAGAATAAGTACTCACTGGATTCAGTACTAGTTAGAGTAAGTTAGAGGTAGTACTTACAGAATGATCTAAGAGGAGGAGTGTTTGTCTTTGGAGTCTTCTCACTGATCATTAATAAAGAGAGAAGTAGATGTGTCTTTTTAAAGACATGTCTACTTCTCCTTTCGGAAGAACTGAATCCACCCTTTCAGTCCCCCCTTTAGGGGCATGATTGGCCTAAACCCAGGTGGGGACTGCCTTCTTAGTTTTTCCTCTAGCTTGTCTTCGTTGGTCTAAATTGAACCCCATAACAAGGTGATTTGTGGCAGTCTGTGGGTCGTCCATAAACATCTCTAAGGTATCATTCCACTCCTCTTGTTTACGCATCTTTACAGCTTCATATGCACTAATAGACATAGCATCTGTAAAGTACTTAACACCTTGTGCTAAGCTATCGAGGCGGTCGTCATGTTTTACTGCACCTTTCTCCCGGCACATCCGTGACATTTGATAGAATAGCATGTATAGGAGACGGTCTTCGGGTGGGGCTTCCTTATTCGAGTTGTAGTCCCATTCCACCACAGAGCGATCAACAATAAGCCGATGTTGATTAAGGCAAGGCTCAAGGGTATCAATAATGCGGTCTTCTTTTCTGACATTAGCACGTACCTCCTCTACGTCTATTGCCTGTTTAGTTTGTTGGAGGTGTTTTCTAAAGAGCTCACAAACCATACCATCTCCAAAATTGGTTTCAATTAGGAGTTTAGTAACACCGTACTTCTTACAACCCCTCAATATATCAAGGAGTGTTGAGTCGGAGTAACCATCACGGTATGCTCTTACCTCATGGACATAAAGGAACCCGTTACGTTGTGAGATATAAGTAGCTGCTGTTTCATCTGTGCCTCTACCAGAGGGGTCTACGGAGCAAATGGTTTCGGTGTATGGTCCCCACTCTCCTTGTAGTGCCATTGGTGAGTAGAAGTAATCACCGGGTAGTCCAACAGTAGGGAGGTCTTTAAGGACGTTCCTAGGATCGCTACACCACACCACTGCATCAGGTGCCTGTGTTGGGTTCACTGAGGTGATGACAAGATCAGAGAACTTGAGGGGGAACTTCTCAGCATCACTAAGGGTGGTGTCAAGTTGAAATTGAAGCATGAAGTTACTGCGACCCATAGCAGCTTCCCGTTCCAACAGGTCATCACTTGTAAAACGGTCAGGATCAGTAGGTGTCCATTCCTCAGCCCCCATCTCAATGTCTTCTACGATCTGTGGGGCAAGGAGACCTTCGTATTGACTGAGTTTATCTTTACGTGGGTAACGTGATGGCCAGACAAAGGGACGGTAGTTACGTTCAGCTAGTTTGCGGTAGATGGTGAAGGTAGTCTGGGGAGTACCAAGGTACATAATGCGGGAGTCCTTCTTTGGTGTAAGAATAGACTCAGCCTCAGTACACAATTGAAGGAGCTTCTCTCGCATCATCTCGGTCATCGAGTTACCAGGAACTTCGATGTCATCCAAAATCATTAGATCAGCACGAGAACCAGTAAGTTGACCCGTAATACCAACGGACTTAACGGATGGGGCTTGGTGAGGGGTACAATTAACATCAAAGCTAATACGACTCCACCGTGCATTATCATCCTTAGGGCGAAGGTGAGATAACCACGGTGTCTCAATGATAAGCTTTTGAAGGAAGATAGACATGTTATCAGCACGCTCCTTAGAAGCGGAGATGATCATGATCTTCTTTTCAGCGTTATTAAAGAGGGTCCAAAGAACAAACGCTCCAGTAATCCAACTTTTACCGACTCCTCGGAAGGCTTGGATCTGTAGTCGTTTAGGACCGTGCTGAAGGTAATCAGCAATGGCGTACTGTGCTCGGGTAGGAGAGGGAAGATCTAGCTGCCCCCATAGAGCTTGCAGGAAGAGCTTAAAATCGTCTCTAAGGGCGGTTAAGGTGTCCATATGGTAGAATACACGTAAAAAGGGTTAGAGGCGCCTTGTAGGGGCACAGAGACGCCTCTCAGGTGGTGTTAGTCAGCAAGCTTAACTCGTGGTTGCAGGTAAACGTTATGAATACGTTCAATCTGTCCAATACGTGAGTTATTAGCACGTAGTTGTTGCTGAGGATCCTTAGGTCGAATACGCATCTCTGGATCATACCCAACTTTCATCAAAGCTCCAACATTAAGAGCTGCATTCTTAGCTGGGTTAAACCCATGGGTAACTTGTGCTCTACCCATAGGGTTCTTACCATCAAGGTATTTAATCTTTAGGACTGATAGAAGTTCCTTTAGTTTTTCTTCCACGGTTAAATCTCTCGCTTACCAAAGACGCTGCTAAATGCACTACCGATGGGTTTAAAAATAAAGTATTCTAATTCATTAGAAATAGCCTTACCTAAACGACGCCCAATGTCTGTTTGTGGATCAGATTTTAATCCAGGTACAACAGTAGAAGCTTTTTTGGTTAGTGTATCTAAAGCCGATCCAGTTTTACCTTGCATAAATAATCCAGTTCCTACTGCTGCTGGAATACCTACGCGGGCAGCACCAGCAACATAAGGAGCAACACGAGCAGCAGCTGCAGGAGCAACACGCTGAGCCAAAGGAGCCACACCTTGTTTAAGTATTGCTTCAGTGCCAGCACCAATAGCTACATCTTTAGCTGCCGCCATTGCCGCCGTTTTGTAATCATCTTTTGCCAAAGATTGTGCAACTTCATCATTTAAAAGTGTCATTGCAGTACCACCTGCTACACCTAAGGGGTTTTGACGAGCTGCATTTACTACATCTTTGGGATTAGGAATAGGAAAACGCATTCCATATTCAACTCCAGGAGTAGTAGTAGGGAAATCAGCTTCATCAAACCAACCTTTTGCAAACTGTTCAGCATCTGCAGCAGTTGGGGTTACCTTTGGTTTTGGTATACGAGGACCACTGGGAAGTTTACCTTTTCTAGGGGTGTACTCTAGTCCATAATTACGGTGAACAATCTCATTTATTACATCTTGAGTTACACCTTTTGCCTTAAAACGTTCCTGTAAAGATTTACCTCTAGCTTTAAAGTCTTTACTTATGGAGTATAATTCACGTTCTCGTACTCCAAGCAAATCAGCTAATTCTTTACGAATAGCTACCTCTTGCGGTGAATCAAACGCTTTATCAGCCATCATCTGTTGGGGACCCCCACTTTGCTCCATAAAAGCAACAGCAAGTTTCCTAGGATCTTTAATGCTAGAGAAATCAAACTCCCTAGACCAAGTACCAGTATTAACAGGAAACCCTTTAGATTGGGCAAGCTCTAATGGATTTGCGGTTGTATGGGCGCTTGCTTTTTGTACAACACTTCCAGTTCCCTTGCCTTGATGAGCGAACCTAGAAAGGGGATACATATCTGTAGCTACTGTACCACCAACTCCATACTCATTATTGAGCACACGTATAAATTCCAAACGGTCCTTCATCGGCAAATGTTTCGCAGCCGCATGAATGGAGTCAACTGAAACACCATGATGCCCTTCAATAATACCTGGAGCAAAATTCATGGCTTTTTGTGCGTCAAATTCCCCCAATTTATTAGCAACTTTAGTGGCAAATTTCTTCGCTATTTCTGGATCTGTCAACGTCTCGGGATCTGTTTCATTAAAATACTTAACAATAAAATTATCCCCCTGAGCCATCAACATTCGGACTGCTCTTTTGTATAATCCAAAATTCCTTTCAACATCAGTAGGAGCAAACAACCCTTGTGCAGCAGCTTTCTTCATTCCTGTCATAAGGTTTTCCATCGCATCGGCATAGCTCTGATCTAAGACCGATTTTATAGAACCACTTGTTTCAGGTTTAGGCATCTTTTTAGGAGCCATACTCAGCTCCCCACAACGCTAGAGCCGCCCTCTTTCTTACGCTTTTCGTTATCCATGTACCGTTGAGCAATCATCTCCTCACGACCCGTAGGACGACGCTTAGGAGCTTCCTTAGGGGCTTTATCCTTTTTCTTCTGTTGAGCGTCCTTATATTTTTGAAGGTTAGCTTTAGAGATA